TAAAGATTATTTGGATAATATGAAACTTATGGCAATTAAAATAGATATCTTAGAACGATTCGAAGCAGCTTGTGATATTCTTAAAATGTCTGCTATTAAAACATCCACATTCGAGGATATCTACAACAGACTTATGATGCGAGAAATTGAACAGTATGAAAAAAATGGTGAAGTTGGATCAATTCTCGAAGCAGAGTTTAAATGTTCAAAATTTGAAACAGTTGAAACATTAATTGAGTATATTAAACTAAAATATGACGACGCATCGGAAATTTTTGCCTATATACGTTATAAGAATTACGATATTGTAAATCTTTTAACTGCAAATAACCTCCAAGATGCCAACGATATAATCAAGGAAATATATCAGAAGTTGGCCATGTAAGGAAATACTATGATCTATTACACAAAAGAAAATAGAAAAACAGACATAATAGATAAACGAGATACAATGTATCCATCATATGCCATTATGACTAATGTGGCATATTCAGTAGAAGCAAAAGAAATTGGTTGGGCTACAATATTCGGTTTTAATTTTGGAGTCGGTAGCTACATTATGGTAGGAGATATCCAGTATAATTTAAAAGCCAATCAATATTTTTCCATTCCAGTTAATAATAAATCTGTTTCATTTTTTCCATATGGTGAAAAGGATATTTTTGGAGTTTTTAGGCTTGGCTTTCTCGGTCATGAAGTAATCGGAACACAAGATATTAACGCTCAAGGTAAGTTATCTTATATCGATGGTTGCTCTGATTCGTTGCTTGTTTATCCTCCTCGACTTGGCGATGCTAGTATCAGTTATCTTCATTTCCCATCTAATATAAATCAATCGTATCACACTCATCCTAGTATTCGTATTGGTTGTGTTATTAGTGGTTCTGGTACATCAGATACTGATAAACCAATTCCTCTCGAAGAAGGAACTTTTTTCTGTTTAAACGAACACGAGCTACATCGTTTTAGAACTGATGAAACTTCTACAATGAAAATTATTGCATTCCACCCAGATGGCGACTGGGGTCCAACTGATGAAAACCATACAATGTTTAACAGGACTTATGTGAAAAAATGAATCTAGTAGATGCTAAAGATCCAATCCTAAAGACTAAATGTGAAGAATTTGATTTTATTAATCCTCCGTTCGATCCAATCGAATTTTCGAAAGATCTAATCAAATTCATGTATGACAACAATGGACTTGGTTTAGCAGCAAATCAAGTTGGAGTTCCTTATCGTATTTTTGCGATGCGTGGAGCTCCAGAAAACTTTGTTTGTTTTAATCCGAAAATCGTTCTTCCTTCTTCGGAACAAGTAATTTTAGAAGAAGGGTGCTTGACATATCCAGGGTTATTAGTTAAAATAAAAAGGTCTCAACATATTAAGGTTCGATTCAGAACTCCCAATGGTGAAACTTTGACTAAAACATTTACTGGTATGACTGCTCGAATTTTCCAACACGAGTTAGATCATTTAGATGGTATCGAATTTTTTAGTCGAGCTAACAAATATCATCGTGAACAAGCTTTTAAAAAGTGGAAAAAATGAACATATTTTATGTAGATCATGATCCTGTGATAGCTGCTCAATCTCTTGTCGACAAACATGTCGTCAAAATGATTCTCGAGTCAGCTCAACTATTATCTACTGCACATCGTTATCTCGATGGCGTTGAAGTCGTTGGTACAAGCAAAACAGGTCGTAAAGCTAAACGCTGGAAATTATATGATGCTCGCGAAGATGTTCTCTATCAAGCAACACATATCAATCATCCGTCAGCTGTTTGGTGTCGCGAGTCAGTAGAAAACTACAACTGGCTCGTAGAACATTTTTTTGCTCTTGGCCAAGAATATACGCATCGTTACAATAAGAAACATAAATGTTTTGGCGATCTATCTTATATGCTTCAATCTCCTCCGAAAAATTTGAAAGAATATGATTGGACTGAGATGCCTTCAGCTATGGCTGATGAATACAAAATTAGCAAAGATCCCTTGACAAATTATCGCAATTATTATATACTTGGTAAATCAAGAATGCATAGTTGGAAAAATAGACAACCTCCGGAGTGGATAAATGGGTAAACATACTTTAACAATGTCTGACGTTCTCGCAATTCAGAACGTACAGAAAAAATTGCACGGACAAGCAAAAGAAATGGGATGGCACGATACGCCACGTGAGATTGGCACATTGATTGCTCTTTGCCATTCAGAATACTTGATATTGCTGGCTTACTGGATTTGGACGTGGCAGGTGCAATAGCAGCAAAGCATGAGTATAATGCTGCTCGTGCTGACCATCAAAAGAGTAACCGAGAAGCAACAGGTGGAAAGAAATTTTAAATTGTGATCTATTTTATGATTAAGTTCGTATACATAGTATTGCGAACAGTGGAGGTATAAATGATAAAAGTTCTTATTAAACCAAAATTAAATGCTGAACACACATTAGGTACATTCATCACATGCGCTGAGTATGCTGATGAAATTATTACAGAGGATTGTGACTTATATGCTTACGATCGAACTGATCCAGAAAAAGCTGACGAAGAAAATGTTATCTTCCGTTATCGTAAAAATGTTTTTACTCGTGAAGAGCGTAGACTTTGTTATGAAGGTTTGAGAGCAGCTGCTACTGAATCACAGAATCGTGGTTTAGCTGCAGGTCCACGTGGTGAACAACTTGGTGCTGAAGGACGTGGAAATCGTGACTGGGTTACTGCTGAACAAGAAGATATTTTATCTTTCCTTGCTCGTCCATTAAATTCACTTGATGATGGTACAACAATTACATCTATTCAAGAGTATCATGCTACAAATAAAAAAGAAGAAACACGTGGTCGTGTTTGGTTACGTTCTGAAGTAACTAAAGTATATCCTGAATACCATGGTTGGTTCGATAAGTGGCTCGAAGATGTAAAGAATTTGTCTCGCGAACAACAGCTCGAAGAAGCATTAAAAATGTCAGATATGATCTCTGAAACAAATTATGCTCAATCTGTTATGTCTGGTATCGCAGGATATTATGATCGTTATCCTCGCATTCCATACGGACGTATGACTTCTTATACTGAAAAACATTTTGATGATTTCAGTAAATGTTATATGTTTATGCGAAAGCTAAACAATCAGTTCCGAGAACTTTTACCTATTCGCTGGGGTAAACAAAATGCTGCAGCGAATAAACTTGATCCAAAGTTTTTGATCGATAAAACAGTATTCACAACTCTTACAGTTAATCATAACTGGCGTACAGCTTGTCACCGAGATGCTGGCGATTTGAATGAAGGTTTCTCTAACATTTGCGCCTTGGGTAAAGGATGGAAGGGTGGAGAGTTTATTCTTCCTGAGTTCCGTATTGCTGTTCGTTTAGAGTCAGGCGATATGTTACTTGTTAACAACCATGGTGGTATTCATGGTAATGACGCTCTTGTCGGTGATGATAATGATCGTATGACTATCGTTGCTTACTTCCGCGAAAAGATGCTTGATCTCAAGTCTTGGGATTATGAGTCACTTCGTAAGCAATACATTGAAGAGCGTCGACAAAATAAAGATCATAAGTACTATCGTCCATTATGGAATGGTGTTTCACCTAATATGTGGGAAGAGCAAGAGTGGTATGAATATATGAAGAAGCACAATATGAAAGATCCATATTCAAATGTAGTACAACATGCAGCTTCTCTCGAGGATTTCTTTTCATGATTGATTATCAAATCGCTATTCCTTCCTATAAGCGACCTGAAACAATTAAAAAGAAAACTCTTAAAGTTCTCGAAAGTTATAACATTGATCCTGATAAGATTACTGTTTTTGTAGCCAATGAAGAAGAGTATGATGCTTATTCTAAGTCATTGGCTACAACATCTATCAAACGTATTGTGATAGGTGTTCCAACTATTGGAGCACAGCGTAATTTCATTGAGAAGTTTTATCCTGAAGGCACATATCTTATGATGTTTGATGATGACATCGAAGAAGTTCAGAAAAAAATATCTGAACAAAAGCTCGGAAGGGTTGACAATTTGGAAGAAGAGGTTATAATAAAAGGATTCAGTGAATGTGAAAAAGTTGGAGCGAAAACATTTGGCATATACGCTGCTTCTAATGCATACTTTATGAAAGACAGAATCTATACCAAACTTTGTTATATTATTGCTTCAATGTTTGGTGTGATTGTAGAACACAGTGATGATCTTGTTCGTGTTACAAACCACGGAGAAGATTATGAGTATTCTATTCGTCAGTATATTAAAAACAATGCTGTCGTTCGTTTAGATAATTATACTGTAAAGTCAAATTATTATAAAGAAGATGGTGGTCTTCAAACAATTCGTACCAAAGAATACGTTCATGAATCTATCAAAAAAATTGCAGAAATGTATCCTGATCTCTGCACAATGTATATTCGTGAAACAACTGGTATGGCTGAGTTGCGTTTAAAAGATACACGTGTTATTGGAAATAATTTAGAAGCATTTTTTTAGGAGATTATTATGCCGATGCCTGAAGATTATTATGTTGAAAACGGTAAAAGTGCAGACTTAATATATGATGAGTCTGGAACTTTGATCGGATTTGCGAAAATAAAAAAACCTTTGAAAGAAATTTCTAAAAAAGAAAAAATTGACTATAAATATGCTGAAGATCAAATTATTGCTGACTTCAAAGCCTATATAGATAAAACGTATGGGCAGCATTATCAAACAGAAAACAATGTCCAATGTTTTGATGCTTGGATTGCTCTCGATGATGCAACTCCTACTTTCCGTAACACAGGTATCAAGTATCTATGGCGTTACGGTAAAAAGAACGGTAATAATAAAGATGATTTGTGGAAGGTGTTACATTACACAATAATGTGTTTGTATAATGATCATTATCGTGGTAAGTAGTAAGCTCTTCTTGCCGCCGCTCTCTTAGCAATATGTTATAGGGATTGTTTTTTTCCTTTTCTCGTATTGCTCATTTTTCTTTTGGTTTCTTCTGTATGAAGAATACCTTTATGAGATTCGCTAAGTTTTTTCTTGGTTTCTATAGATGCTTTAGAACCAAGTTTACTTTTCGAAATTTTATCGCAATGTTCTATTGTTCTAATAAGACCAATAGAACCTTCACCGCCGTCTGTTCTGTTTAAAAGTATACCAGTATTATTATCTTTACGGCCATACCATCTAATATATCTACGCTCTAATGCTAATGCGCCGATTTCTGATAGGTTTGATTCTAATATTATAATTTTGGTTTTATCTTTTGGTACAGGCACTC